GGTACGCTACTGACCCATATTTAACGTTTCCCAACGCATTTTTAACATTTGCAAACATTTTGTGGCACGGTTTTTGCTGGGTCGCCACTTTACCGTTTTTTAACATTTCGCACCCCGACTTTGGCACGGTTTTTTGTTATGTGTGTGCGCCCGTGAAATTGTTTCACGTGGAACACTGCCACACCGATGCGCGAAATAAAATGTTTCACGTGGAACACAACACCAAGAGTTAAGAAAAGTTAAAACGAAAAATAATTTGTGCGATTATGCTTGTATGTTAGAAAAAAGTTGTATCTTTGCATCGTGTTAAACAATTAAATACTTTATAAAAATGAAAACAACCGATTTAATTTTAGAAAATCAGAAAGTGTTAAACGCATTACAAGAAATGTTATTGCAAAGTAAGAAACACATTGAGTTTTTGGCGGCAAATGCGCCCAAAATTCGTTCAGGTTTGGAAAGCATCGCCGAAAGCCTGCAAACGGGTGTTGATATTTTAGAAAATCAAATCGTGTTTAACCGTGATATACGCAACAAATTCGCAAAAGAAGTAGCCTGCGAAAATCAAGCATACGACTTTATCGCCGCTGAAAAGTTGGTCGGTCGGTTCAAAACCTTTTGCGAATGTTACCCGACAAACTTGTACATCGGTTTAACGGGTGATGAAACATTGCATGACAAATAACAATCAGCAAGCGAAAAGAAAAAGGCGGTAACAATCAAGTTGCCGCCTTTCTTTTTGTCCTGCCTTGCAGTTACTCAATATAAACGCCGTCAGACAAAGCCGCATATATCATTTCTTGTTCCTCTGTCAGCATTTCGGCGGTGTGTATTGGTGTAACATCATCGAACACATTAAACCCTCTGAAATCGCCTAAAATGCCCGTTTGTCTGTCATTGTTTCGCCCGTTGCTTGCGCTCTCGTACCACTTACAGTAAATGTAAGGTTCTAAGCCGTAATATAGCATTTCGTTCCAATCATCGCCGCCCGCGGTTTTAACTTGGGTACTTGGTGAAAGGTATATTATTTCGCTGCTTGGTTCGGTTTCCTCAACTTGAAACACAACGCCGTCACAACTCAAAAGCGCAACCCCGTTGCCCGTTACCACGTTTATAACGTACTGCAAAGCTATCGTTTTGCCTGCATAATCGGTATTGAGTGTTACAAAGCCTGCAAACGGTAAAAAGATTTGTATTTCGCTTTCGTAGTCGGTGTTATCCTCATTGTGCGCTGGTACTACCGCCGTGCCAAAGTCAAGCGTTATTTTGTCTTGCGCCGGCTGCTGGCAAGATACGCCCGTATTGTAGTTACCGCATCGTATTACATCGGTGCTGCTTGCGCTTATGTTGGTGTAAACACGGCGTATCTTGTTCACGTATGCGCCCAAATCTATGTTTTCGTATACGGGTGCACTCGTGCTTGGGTCTGTTCCCGTTTCTTTGAAAAAACGCTTGCCGCTAAACTCTGCCAACTCGTCAAGTGTTACCAAATACACGTTTATTGCGCCGTACTGCTCGCCAACAACGGTAACGGGGTACGCTTCCGCAACTACTTCCATACTTTGATAATCGCCTAACAAAATTTGCCCCGTTGCGGTCTGTTTATCCTCTGAAACGGTTAGCGGTTTACTTTGATAACATCCTTCTTCGTCTTCGTATGAAAAAACGGGTATTTTCATTTCGTCCGTATCATCAAACGCCGTGTTCGGGTTCGCTTTCAAAACAACGCTTAACGTGTCGCCCTCAAACAAACGTTCGGGTAATTCGGGGTCTGCATAACAATTACTTAAACTTGGCTCTATCATTATAGCGTACAAGTATTGCCCCGTTATCGTTACGGGCTTTGTCGGGTCTATATCCGTAACGGTTGCCGTTGCTGTGCTTCCATATTCCAAAACCTCAACTTCCATTTGTACGGTTTTCGGTTGCCCGTCCGTACCCGTATAATTTACGGTCGGTTGCTTAAAACGGTATCTTGGATAAGTGCCATTAACCGTAAAAGTTGCCGTTTGCCCGTCATACGTGTGTTGTTCGGTCGTGTCCGTTATTTCGTTTGTAACGGTTAGTTCGGGTGTTCCCTCGCTGTCTGTCGTACCCGTAAGCGTGAAACTCTTGCTCACATCATAACGACCGCTGCCCTTTGTTCCCGTTGCGGTCGTGTTCGGTATGTTGTTTATAACTTCCAAATCGTTTTCGCTTCGGGTGTTTCCCGTGATAGTTATTTCCGTGTCTGCATCGGTGTCGGACAACTTACCAAATGCCCAAACCTTTGCGCCGTTCATATCCAAAACAACGCTTTTGTTGTTATAAACCGCCTTAATATCGCCTACAAACAAATAACCGTCATTCGTTTTTACGTTTATATCCCAATAACCGCCGCTTTCGTTCCACTGGCTGTTGTCATCGTGTGCGTTAGGTATATTTACAATTACTGCCATACTCATTTAATTTTCGGTTGTTCCTTTCAAAGTTACCATAATGATACCACCGTTTTCATTCAAAAGCCCCGTTTCAGCAAACGGCACTTTCTCGAAATTCGGGGTGCGCTTGTACACCGTTTCACGGTTGGAAATATACGGGTCGGGGTTGTCGCTTTCAGATACACGCCCCGTTGCCGCCAAAATTTCGCTTTCGTAGGTTTTAAGCACGTCCACACGCAATGCAAGTTCGTAGGCGTTGTTTCCCTCAAAACTTACCCTTTCCACGAAATAATACCGCCCCAAATCGGGAACATAACAATAATTGAAACTCGGGCGTGGCTGCTTTCGTAGTGTTACGGTCGGGCGCAATACATCGAAAGTTTGCCGCAAATCGCCCTCAATCGCCGTAAAGTCGCCCAACTGCTTGTTTACCGTGTTCGGGTGTCCGTTGTATGAATAAAAGTTTATCGTTGTCATATCTGCAAAGAAAAAAGGCGGTGCGGCGCGCTTTCACCTGCACCCACACCGCCCAAAGTTAAACAATCTATTACCTAACAGTTTACTTGATAAAGAATACTACAAAGTTTTCGTTTGTGTCATTGAAAAATCCGGCGTCAAACTTGTAATAGTTGTTGAAAAACTCGGCTTTTGCATTGTAGTTGGTTGTTACACGTCTGTCAAGATTGCAAACGCCCAGTGCATCACGGTCGAACATTACGCCCAACACGCCCGAAATTTCAACGGCTTTGCCGCCGCTTTCCTTGATATTAATGTTTCCCGTGCTGTCAAACTCGTAGTTCTTTCCGCTGCCCTGCCAAAAAGGTACGGTTTCGGCTTGCGGCAAAAGCACATCACCACGGTTAAACGTGTCGGAATAAAGATAGGTTTGCGCTGCCTTTGCAAAGTCGGACAAAAGTACAACGTGTAACATATCTTTCGGCGTAAATCTTTCCTTGCCGCCAACATTGAACACGGTCGAAATGCTTTGCAGGCGGTCGGCGTAAGTACCCATTACGTAAGACGCAAAGCGTATGAAATCGGGGTCCGTTATCGCCTGTGCAGCGGTTAATTTTGTGGTTGCGCCCGTCTTGTCGTTGTACAACTTCAAAAGGTTCACACATCTTGCAGTGCTTGCGATGGAAAGGTCTGCTCCTGTCATATCACCTGCCGCCTTTGCTCCAAACTCTTGCGCATCAGCCAAAACGGTTTCCGCAATCATATTGTTGATTGTGCGCATAATCAGCGCATCGGCTTTGATAGTCATTGACTTTTCAACGGCTGCATAAATCATCGAAATAAAGCCGTTAAGTTGTGCGGCGTTGCTAAAACTTTCCTTAACCTGCCTTTCCGTGATTGATACGGGCACTTCAAACGTAACCTTTGAGTTGAAAAACTTTGCGGTAACGGTCGGTTTGTGGAACACATCTTGGTCATAACTCTGTCCGTCCTGCAAGTTCCACGTGCTGTTTTCCTCGGCTTCGGGAACATCGGCGCTTATTTTTTCCAACACGCTGCCAAACTCCCACGCATCCATTAAAACGCTTGGCACTTTGCCCGCATAAGGTCGGTTTACGAAAATCACTTTGCCGATATGATTTACAAGTGATTTAACGTAATTATCCACCGCATTTTGGTTAAACACTTCCGTGCCTAAATCCACAATGCCCGTCAAGTCCTCGGCGACAATATCAGTACGCCCCAACACTTCACCCGATACGCTGTTAATAAGCGTGTAAATCTTTTTTGCTTCCATACTGCTAAAAATTAAATTAGTTATTCGTAAATACTCGTTGTTAATTCTATTACAAGTGCAAAGATAATGTTTTTTCTCCAATTATCACGCCTTAACTGCAATTCTTTTGCAATTTCACTTGAAATTGATTTGCTTGCGCCCGTTCCTTTGCTGGTTTCGGTTGTTTGGCGTTCCTCTGTGCGGTTTCTCTCATCGTTGGCGGTCTTTCGGTCGCTGTCTGAAAAATCGGTATCATTGAACGCCTTGTTTGCGCCCGTTTCGGTGTTGTCCGTGCTTTCCTGCAAAGTTACGGTTTCCGTCCGTTCAACGCTGCCCGTTACGGGTGTCAGTACATCGTAATCGGCTAACATCGCCGCCGCTTCACGTTCCCAACCTTGCACGTTTACCGCAATCACCGCCGAAACAACATCGCTTGCGTTGTCGCTGGTTATGCTGCTTACAACGGTCTTGCCGCCGTACATCAGTAAGGCGTAAGCGTCTAACTTTGTCGGGTCGGTATCGCCGAAAATTGCGGCGTACTCTGTCGGGTATTCAGTCTTGAAAACCGTTGCGAATATCCCGTTACCCTTTGTAAATAGTTCGTTGTATTTCATTGCTTATCGTCTTTGTTTTCTTCTGTTTCTTCTGTTTGTTCCGTTTCGGTGTCGTTCCCGTCCGTTTCTTGGGTTTCCTCTGTTTCGGTCGTTTCGGTTTGTTCCGTTTCCGTTTCTGTCGTTTCCGTTCCGTTTCCGTCCGTTCCCGTTGTTTCGGGGTTTTCATCTGTCGGGTCGGGTTCTTCTGTCGGGTCGGGGTTTTCCTTTGCCGTTTCCAAATCAGCCGCCAAAGCGTTGTAATTATCTCTTTCCAAACCCCAACTTGAGGCAAGTTTAACCGAAATTTCGGTATCGAACATTTCGTTAATTTTCTCAACCGCATTTTGTCTTTCTTTTAGCATATTATCCACATACGGCAAAAGTACGTCCACATTCATTGATACCTCGCCCAAATTGAGCCGTTCACGCTTCATATTATAATTTGCGTTTAGCCCCAATTCGTTGTACATACTCGCTTTGTAGTATTGTATCAGTTCAATAAGTTGCGTAATATACACGCTGTTTGTGGTCGGTGCTGTCTGCATATTTACGCCTTTGAAAAAAGCGTTTTCCCCGATAATTGAAAACTCGCCGTCTTGTATCTTGCGCAAAAACTCATCGGCACTCTGTTTTGTCTTGTCATCGCTGGCACTTATAAGCATCGTGATACGGGTCAAAATGCTTGCCGTGTTCAACGAAATAAGCCCGTCAGTATGCAACACAGCATAACGCCCAATAAGCGGCAAAAGGCTTTCGCCGTTGCTGTCATTCTCAATCAAAACCCCGTCTTTCTGTATATCGTAGGTTTTGTTTAACTTTATTGCAGGGTTCGCCACGGTGTAAAGCGTTGCCCGTCCGTAAACATCGGGTTCGCCGCCTTTGCAGCCCGAAAGCGCATACAAAACCCCGTCCACGCTGGTAACAAAGGCGTTGCCCGTGGTCTGCAAAAGCCGTTCCAATTCCTTTTGCGGTATGCTGTCGGGCAAACTCTCATACTCAAACATACTTTGAGTTTTCGCCAACGTGTTCGCAATAAATTCGGTTACGGCGGTGTCTTTATCCCTTATTTGCGCTTGGTACAACTTGTAAATGTTATCTGTCCTTTTCATCTGTCAAAACTTTAATAAGCGTTGTTAATTCGGTTAACACTTTCGTATTTTCCGTAATCGTATCTTTTAGGTGTTCCGTTTCTTCTTGGTGCACCTGCCTTTGTTTCACCATATACCAAAACAAAGCCCCACACATCACAATCGGAAAACCCAAACTTGAAATGATTTGAATAATAGTATTTGCGTTCATATCAATAAATTTTAGTTCCTACTGCAAAGGTAGTCATTTATTTCGTAAAACGTGCGGTTCGGCACGAAAATTTGCACCAAACCGCCATTATTTTTTCATTTAAGCGAAACAATGTTTGTCTTTGCGCTCGTAATTAAATAATTACGTACTATTTCGCCGACTTCGTTGTCTTGGTAGAAAACTTTGTCTATTGCGAAAAACCGTGCGACTTGTTGTTCCACGTAACTTGCCGTGCTTAACAACTTGCGTTTGTAGTTCGGTTTGCCGTTCATTTCAAGCGAATAAATCAAAGCGTTTTCCTCATCTTTTATCGGGGTTGTCTTTGCGTGTATGTACGTAAAACATTCGTTGCCTACTTGTATAATGTTGCCTTGTAACATTACATCGTTAAACTTGATATAGTACACAAACAGCACATCTTGCGGCTTGTACTTGCACGGCAAATGCGGATATACTGCAAGTTCCCACTTACCGCCCGTAATCATCTGCAAGTTTTGGTTATCGAAACAAAAATACTTGTTGCTGGCTTTGTGTTGTACTATCGTGCTGCAATACTCAACCGCCACGATTGCGCCGTGTTCGCCAAAGCGGTATATATCTATTGTTCCCTGCTCCATAAACGGCACTTGCTTCAAACCCATTTCCGTAAAGTACGGGCAAAACTTGTTTACCGTGTTTCCAAGCATAAAAACCTTAACATCGTTGCGCTGGCGTATTATCGTACTCAAAAGGTTCATAAACAACATAAACTCATCGGGCAAATAATACCGCCGTGTTAAAAACTCGTCAAATACTATCGTTGTCACATTCGGGTAACTACTGCTTTTTTCGTGTTCTTGCTCTGAAAGGCAAAACCCGTAACAAAACGGGGTCGGGTCGGGTGTCCGCTTGTTTTTCTCTGCATCGTAGTAAGATAAAAACCATTTGTTCGACATATAGAACACTTCGTTAAATTTGCCCTCTGTCAGTTCCTCAATAAGCCCGTTTGCCACGTGATTTGCAAACAGACTTTCAGCACGTTTACCCCTCAAATCCTCACGCCAACGGCGTATATATGCCATTTGCTTGCCCGTCTTGATATAGTTTTCCAAACCATATTTTAAGGCCGCATAAGTCTTGCCGTTTGACCTTTCGCCAAATATAACATTATAATCGGCGTTCTTGCTTAAAATCGTTTTCAAGTCGTAAAATTTAGACTTGTCTGTCTTTGTCTTTCTTGTTGCCATACTCTTATTATTTTAGTCCTTAAATTTAATACCTCGCAAATAATTTATGTACATAACCGAAAGAGAAAGGCTGTATCCGGTCGGCTCTAAATGTACGCCCGTGCGTTCGTTGTAATGCGCCGTGCTGCCTTTGTAGTCGGTTATTTCGCCTTGTAACTCGTAGTCTATGTACGTATGTATGTTTTTGCCCGTTGCCGCTGGCGGTATATCCAAATAATTAGTGAAAGCGTCAAATATCCCGTTTGCGCCGTACTTTTCAATAAGGTAGGGAATTGCGGCTTTTTTGTTTACGCCCGAAACGGTTAAACTGAAATCGTATGCCCGTCCGTTTGCTTTTAGTGCGTTCGGTTCTTGCACCATATAGCGTTTTGCGCCCAAAGTCTTAAACCTTGTATATGTACCCTCGAAATCCCACACGCCCAAAGTCTTTGTTATGCCTTTTATCGTTTGCGGCTCGCAAAGCGAAAACGGCAAACCGTGGTACTTGCAGGCTGCACGTAATTTCATTTGCACCTGCATATTATAAGCCTTGAAATATGCCTCGTGAGCCTTGCCGTTCATTATTTTAATGCTGTCGGTGTCGCTGTATATGTAATCGTCTTTTGCTTCGTGTATGCCCGTGAAAAGGTTGCGCCGTGCGTATGCGGTTACGAAAATGCCCCACGGGTAAAACAAGAAACGGTTTTTGCTGGTATTGTACTTGTATAAAAGTTCTTGTTTTTGTTCGGCTGTCATTGAGTTAATATCCCATTCTCCGTTATAGGTAAACTCATCACGCAAAGGGTTGGTAACACACATACCGTAACAACTGTTTAACATTTCCTTGCTGTTTAGATACTCCACTTCTTTGCCCTCAACACCTTTTAATTTCGTCTTGCTTTCGTAAAGATGCAGGATAGACTTTACAAACGGGGTCGGCAAATAATCTTTCTTATAACAATACATTTCACCCACACGCATACTTTCCCACGTGTAAAAGTTCTTGATTATATTAAAATCCACGTCCGTAATTGTCAGCGCAATTTTTGCAGCCGCCACAATACGCCCGTTATTCTCGCACGGGTTTTCTTTCACAAAACATTTGCTTGCCGAAATAGGGTTGTCTTGCGTTTCGCTGGCAAATATGTTTGTAAATTCAATATCGAACACGCAACAATACTTTGATATTAAAAACTCAAATTGCTTCGTACTCTTAACCGATATTGCAACGCCTTGCGATATCGGGTATTTTTCCGCTATCATAACATACGGGTAACTGCTTGTAAAGTCGTAACTATCCACGTTGTACATTATTTCGTCTGTATATTCGGCGTTGGCGTGTGTAAAACCGCCTGCAAACGCACGTTGCAGCATATTAAATTCATTCATACCCGTTATTTGTAGTTCCTGCATCAAATTTACATAGTCCCAATTCGGTACGGTCTTTCCCGCATCGGTCTTTTCACGCAAACAATGCGCACGGCAATACTTGCGCACAAACCCCGTCTTTGTTATCGGTATGTGCGTTATCCCCTTGCTTTCCTCAATGCGTTCTTGGATATAGCACATAACTACCTTAATATCGTTTATGCAATAATGTATTTCTGCATCGGTTAGCGGCGTTTCGCTATGCCTTATTTGCTGGTAGTCCAAATCGCCAACGGCTTTTGCGCACTTGTATTTCATAAGTTGTTCGCCCAACTTTGCAAGCGAATAACCCGAAAGCAAGTAACTGCATCTAAACTCAATGTTGCCCGTTGTTATTGCGTAAATCGGTTTGCGCAAATCAATACTGAAAACCCGTTGCCACTCAAACCACTTGCGCAAAAACTGAAATTCGTATGAAAGGTTATGCACATACACAATAAGGCGTAATTTGTCATTCAGTTGCAAAACCTCGCTTACGGTCTGCATCATCGTAACAAATTCGCCCCACGTGCGCCCCATTATTGTATACCCGTTTATGCCAAACTGCCAAACGTACATTATTGCGGCTTTCTCTAATTTCGCCTTGCGCCCGTTGCTGTCCTGCATACGCTGCATTTGCTCGTATGTGTACGCCCGTCCGTCCGTATCACGGTAAAAACTTGTTGTTTCAATATCAAAGGCGCACGGGATATTGTAAAACCGTTCGCCCTTGCTGTTTCCGATAATGTTCTTTTCGTTTACGGCACGTTGCAACACGCTTGCAATTTCGGTCGGGCTGTTTATTCTTTCTTGTAACTCAAAAGGTATTTTTTTCATAAGCCAAATTTGCCAAAGTCGCGCAAAATGCGCTCTATATCGTTTTGCATATCCTCCATTTGGTCGGCTACCTCATTCGCCTGTCTTTCTACCTCTGCATCAATCGCCCGTGATATGCTTTGCGCTTCACTCTCTATTTGGGTGCTTATATCGCTTGCGCTTTGCTCCATTTCGCCCGTGAAATCCTTGTACCGCATCAAATACCGTTCCACGAAATCACTATCCGAAACGCTGTTTAACTTGCCCTGCAAGTTCCTCGCCATAAGGTTGTACTCATCGGGCGTTAAATCGTACATACGTTGCAAATGTTGCCCGTACTGCCTTGCACCTTGCGCCGTACTGGTTGGCTGGCGTAAAAACGAAATCGCCTTGCCGTACTCAATTTTTAGGGTGCTCCAATCGCCTTTCATTGAAAACTTGGTAAACCCTTTTATATCACCTTTGTTTAACGCTTGCACGGCTGGCGAAAGTTGTCCGCTTTGCTCTATATTCTGAATACGGCGGTTAGCCATTTGAAAAACCCTTGCAATCTCTTTTCTATATTCGGGACTGCTTTCAACTGCTTGCAATATCTCTTTTTTGACTTTCGCCCGTTGGGTTGCCCCAAATACAGACTTTGTAAACTTAATCTTAAAACCTAACTTTGCCATAACGGTGTTATATTAAATAGGGGTTACAAACATTGCAACCCCTACAAAGTTAAACATAACTTTTCAAACTCTTACAAGTCCACAAACGAAATAGAATAACACTTCTTGCCGTGGCTCTCGTACTCGTAAATCGTGTACCCAACTTTGCCGTCTTTGATGGTTTGTACCGCCTCATCATCGGCAAGTATTTCACGCACCGTTTCGGCGGTGTGGCTTGGTAGGTTCACCAGACGTTTGGTTTCCTCATCAATAATTACGGGGCTGTCGCCTAATTGTGATTTGTGGACATAAAGCCCGTTAATTTTGTGTATCACATCTTTGCCGCCCTCATTTTCAGCGTTGAAAATATCGGCTAACTTGGTGAACTGAAAATCGGTTGTGTCAATCCCGAAAGTTGTCTTGTTAAACTTGCTTGCAAAACTTTTCATTGTAGTAATCTTTTAATTGTTAAACTTGTTGTTAATTATTCGGCTGTCTGTCCTTGCGGTTCGCCGTCAAACGGCAAATTCGGTTCGGGGTCTGCTTGCGGCTTCAAGTCCATAAGCCACGCACGAAAGCGGTTTATTTTCATAACCGCACGTTGGTTGCGGCAAACTTCATTACACGCCATAAGGCTGCCCAACGCCGACAAAGCGGCAAACGAAAACTCGTCAAATGCGTTTCTTTTTTCTTCCATTGTAGTAAACTTTTAATTGTTAAACTTATTGTTATTTTGTTTTTGGAAACTTCACCGTACCGCCGTGGTAGATATACGTTGTATCGGTTGTTATTATCACTGCTTTGCCGTTGCTTGCGCTTTCACGTTGTACGCTGCAACCCTGCAAGATTGCAGATAGAAACAACATCGCCCCACATACGGCGAAAATAGATAAACACATTGCAACCTCTTTAATTGCTTCTTTCGGCTGCTCTCTGAAATGTTGTAGTAACTCTTTCATATTTTCAAATCGTTTAATTGAACACTGCAAAGATACAACTTTTTTCTAACATACAAGCATAATCGCACAAATTATTTTTCGTTTTAACTTTTCTTAACTCTTGGTGTTGTGTTCCACGTGAAACATTTTATTTCGCGCATCGGTGTGGCAGTGTTCCACGTGAAACAATTTCACGGGCGCACACACATAACAAAAAACCGTGCCAAAGTCGGGGTGCGAAATGTTAAAAAACGGTAAAGTGGCGACCCAGCAAAAACCGTGCCACAAAATGTTTGCAAATGTTAAAAATGCGTTGGGAAACGTTAAATATGGGTCAGTAGCGTACC